CCCTGGCAATATCTCCCCAACGCAGTCCAAGATTCACCAAGACAGTCCGTTTCAGTCCCGACCGGTTCCGAATTAATTCGTATGCCGGCCAAAACAATCAAAGCCATTAAGGGGTCAATAAAACCGAGAGTTCACAGCCCACTTTTGAAGGGCAAAACGAAGGGCGACGAAGTAATTGAGTTCGCCAAGAAGCTCGGCCAGCCATTAATGCCATGGCAAGAGCTGATTGTTAAAGATTTCTTTTCAGTTGATGCAAAAGACAAGTTCATCCGGCGCACCGGACTGCTATTGGTCGCAAGACAATCAGGAAAGTCTCATTTGGGTCGAATAATGTGCCTGGCTCACCTTTTCCTCTTTAAGTCCAACCGCGTATTGATAGCTTCATCCAATCGAGCTATGGCGCTGGTCTCATTTCGTGAGATGGCCTATTTGATAGAAGCTAACGAATGGCTTAATTGCCAAATTAAGGCTATTCGCTACGCAAACGGAACTGAATCGATTGAGTTATTGCCGGAGTTTGGTGGTGGTCGTCTTGATGTTGTAGCGGCAACTAAAGACGGCAGCCGCGGCAGAACGTCATGGTTCACCTGGGGTGACGAATTGCGTGAATGGTCAAATGAAGCTTTTACCGCTATTACTCCAACCACTCGCGCTACAGATGGTCAGACGTTTTGGACTACAAACGCCGGTGATGCATTTTCCGAGCCACTCAACGAACTTAAAGCTAGAGCTTACGAAAACCCGCCAAAGACTTTTGGCTATTACGAATATTCGGCTCCAACATTCTTGAAAATTGATATAAACAGCAAAGCCTTTTGGGAAGGCGTAGCTTGTGCGAATCCTGCACTTGGCCATTTTGTCAGTCGCGAAGCCATTATTGAATCAATCTCAACTTCCAGCCATGAAAGCATCATGACGGAGTTATTATGCTTGTGGGTTTCCTCGCTTCAATCGCCATTCCCACCGGGCTCGATTGAAGATTGTTCAGATGCAACCTTAGAGATGAGTCCTGGGGCATATACAGTCTTTGGATTCGACGTCAGCCCTTCAAAACGTCATGCAAGTCTTTGCGCTGGTCAAATCTTGCCGGATGGCCGAATTGGCGTCGGAATCTTGCAATCCTGGGAATCACAAATCGCAATTGACGATTTGAAAGTTGCAGCCGAGATAAAAGAGTGGTGCCAAATTTATCGTCCTCGGCAAATTCTCTATGACAAGTACGCGACTCAGTCAATTGCCGAAAGATTGAGCAATTCGGGCGAAGTTGTCGAAGATTGCAGCGGCCAGCAATTTTATAGAGCTTGTGGAGACTTGCTGGATGCGGTTGTCAATCAAAGGTTGGTTCATAATGGCATGAAAGCCTTGATTGACCAATTTGCCAATGTTGCCGCGAAAGTTAATGACTCAGCTTGGAGAATTATCAAACGAAAATCAGCCGGCGACATTAGCGCCCCGATTTCAATTGCCATGATTACAAGCAAATTAATGCAACCTCAACAAATGCCAGCGATTTACACGGATTGACAGTAAGTGGGTGTATAATTACACTCTATGGGTCTTTTTTCACGCAAAATTGAAGCGCAAGCTGCGCCACAAGTTTTAGGCGACAGATTATTTGTTCCGAACCCACTAAACCTCACAGCTGTAACCCGCAACGAAGCTATGACTGTTCCGTCAGTCGCACGTTGCCGAAATCTTATTGCTGGAACTATTGCTTCAATTCCAATGGAGCTTTACAAGAAATCAACCGGTGAAGAATTAGGAAAACCGGTATGGCTTGAGCAACCTTCATATCATCAGCCACGTTCCGTAACCTTGGCCTGGACAGTGGACAGCCTCATTATGTGGGGTGTCGCATATTGGCGGGTGGTCGAAGTCTATCAAGAGGACGGAAGACCAGCTCGTTTTGAATGGGTAGCAAATTCTCGCGTATCAACTCAATTGGATGCGTTAAATAATTACGTTAAATCATACGCAGTGGATGGAACTCAAGTTCCCAATGATGGACTTGGTTCATTAATAACATTCCAGGCATTTGATGAAGGAATTCTTGCTCGTGGTGGTTCTACAATCCGCGCAGCAATTGACGTGCAAAATGCAGCTCGTGTTGCTGCGTCCACTCCTTCTCCTGTTGGGTACTTGAAAAATAACGGAGCAGATTTGCCACCGGCAGAAGTTCAATCTTTGTTGGCAGCTTGGCGCGCCGCTAGACAACAGCGTTCGACGGCATATCTCACATCCACTCTCAGCTATGAGACAGTGGGTTTCTCACCGAAAGACATGTTGTATAACGAAGCAATACAAAATCTTTCGACCGAAATCAGCCGTTTAATGAATGTCCCAAGTTATCTGCTCAGTGCCGACCAAAACACATCCATGACTTATTCCAACATTCAAGATGAACGCAAGCAATTTGTTGCGCTATCTTTGCAGCCATATATTTCCGCTATCGAAGACCGCCTTAGCATGAATGACGTCACTGCGAACGGAAACATAGTGCGCTTTGCGGTAGCGGATACATTCCTTCGCCATAACCCGCTTGATGAATTAGCGGTTATTGAAAAACTTCTCCAACTACAGCTCATCACAACTGAGCAAGCTATGGAGATGACAGACCTCACACCAAATGGAGCTGAAGGGATGCTTTCATGAGTGAACTATTAACATTTTCGGCCGACCTCGTCGCAGACGAAGCAAGCCGCACTATTACCGGAAAGATTGTGCCATTCAATAATGAGATTGGCTATACATCTGCCGGAAAAGTAATTTTTGAATCAAATTCGATTGAACTTCCTGAGTCGGGTCGTGTCAAGCTTTTGCTAGAGCATGACCCAAAGAAACCTTTGGGATGGTCTCAAATGATTCAAGCAAATGAAAATGAAATGATTGCTAGCTTCAAGCTGAGCAAGACCCAGCGAGCAAATGACGCCTTGGCAGAAGCCGCGGATGAATTACGCGCCGGCTTGTCTGTTGGTGTTGAAGTTATCAAATCGAAAATTGTGGATGGTGTAATCCACGTCACAGCCGCTTTGCTCCGCGAAGTGTCGCTTGTCCAGGCTGCCGCATTTAAGAGTGCAGCCGTCACGTCAGTATTGGCAGAAGAATCAGTCGAAGAAGCTGCCATTGAAGAAACCCAACCAACTACAGAAAGCGAGACAGTAGAAGTGGAAAACACACCTACAGTTGAAGCCCCATCAGTAGAAGCTGCGGCTGTGGAAGCTGCTCGTCCTACTGTAACCGCGATGGCTTACACAAAGCCACGTTTTGAACTAACTAAGGAAAAGTATCTCGAAAATTCAATTCGTGCATCTATCCTTCATGATGACGAAGCTCGTCAATATCTTGCTTTTGCGGCAGATACAACAGACAACGCCGGTCTCATCCCAACACGTCAGCTCACTGAAGTAATAAACCCACTTTCAAACGCTGACCGCCCATTCATTGACGCAATTTCACGCGGCACACTACCTGACGCTGGAATGACTTTTGAAATTCCAAAGATTACTCAGGTTCCAACAGTTGCAGAAACAGCTGAAGGCGCTGCGCCATCTGAGCAAGATTTGAACGATTCGTTCTTATCTGTGTCTGTTAAAAAATACTCAGGCCAGCAGACATTCTCAGCAGAGCTTCTCTATCGTTCCAGCCCAGCGTTCTATGCTGAGCTAGTCCGTCAAATGGAGTTCGCTTATGCAAAAGCAACCAACGCAACTGTCGGAACAGCTGTAGCAGCTGGTGCAACAGATGGCGGTAACCGCACACTTTCAGCAGCTAACCTTCTTGATTTCATTTCAGATGGCGCTGTTTCTGTGTACACAAACACTCTCGGATTTGCGACAAACCTTGTCGTCTCACCTGAGCAGTGGGGTGCAATTATGGGACTTGTGGATGGCTCAAACCGCCCTCTATATGTTCAGACAATCAACCCACAGAACGCATCTGCAAATCTCACACCAACAGGTGTACGTGGAAACGTTCACGGCTTGAATCTTTATGTTTCACGCTCACTTTCAGGAACCGGAGACGGCACAATGATTATTGTGAACCCTGAGTCATACACATGGTATGAAAGCCCAACATTCACCTTGGAATCAAATGCGATTTCAACTGGTCAGATTTCGGTTTCATACAACGGCTTCGGCGCAATCGCTACTAAGGTTGCAGCTGGTGCTTACAAGTGGATGGTTGCCTAACCTTCCCATCTAAGTCACCCCAGGGGGCAGCGGAGCCCTTCTGCTCCCTGGGGCTTTAGGAAAGGATTCAAATGTCATACACGACAGTTGCAGAGCTTCGCAGCGCACTTGGAGTCGGGCAGTTATATTCTGACGCCCAGCTTCAGGAAATTTGTGACGCCGCTGACAATGTGTTGATTCCTTTCCTATGGCAAAACGTGAGTTTCATTATGGCTCATTCAAACAAAGGAACTGTCGGTACGCTTTATTTGCAAGACGCTGAAAATTATTACGTCGGACAAACCATAAACATCACCGGTGCAGGTTCGCATTTTAATGGGAACAAAACCATCACCGCTGTTGGTGTCGATTACATTCAGGTGACGACCAATCATGTGACTGATACTCCACGCCATCCAGTAATCCCTTATGGCGTTGTGACAGCTGAGACTTATACTGATTATTCAACTATTCCGGCCGTTCAAACTGCATCATTATTAATTGCTGAAGCAATTTGGCAAGCAAGACAAGCTCCTTCGGGACAGGCCATGAGCGTGGATGGTTACACACCTTCGCCATTTACTATGTCCAACACGCTTGTGGCAAGAGTCCGCGGATTAATTGCCCCATACCTTGACCCACGTTCTATGGTGCATTAATGGCAGCAATTACAACTTTGCGAACAGCAATCGCAACAGCTTTGGTGGATAATACAAAATACTCAGTATTTAGTTTTCCACCTGCAACCCCAATTGCCAACAGTGTCACAATCAATCCCGCTGACCCGTACATTTCACCAACTAACAATCAGGAGACTGCTATTGCTCCAATGGCAAATTTCCGCTTGGCGCTATTTGTGCCACTCCTGGACAACCAAGGAAATCTTGCAGGACTCGAAGACATGATTGTTGCAGTGTTTCAAAAGCTCAACGCATCATCTTTGAAATTCCGAATTGGGACAGTCAGCATCCCTTCGGTCTTTGAATCAACTACAGGCGATTTGCTCACATGTGACGTCGCATTGAGCATCTTTACGGAATGGAGCTAGAATGTCAGCGGAAAAAGACGAAGATTTGGCTTTTCTTATTAAGATTGGCCAAGTGAAAGAAGAAGCAAAATCAAAGCCAGCCACAAAGAAGGATGAGGAATAACAAATGGCAGTAGGCATGAATAACAAGGTGGGCTTTAAGATTGGCTCATCTTCACCAGCAAACATTGACCTAAGTGATTGGGTGACGTCATTTTCTTTTGACGACACCTATGATACTTTGGAAGTCACAGCTATGGGAGATTCTGCCCATAAGGTAGTGGCTGGATTGTATGCCGGTTCACTTACAATAGACCTGCTAATCGACCCAGTTTCATCTGCAACTTTGCAGACACTTAACAGCTTGAACGGCACAACAGCCTATTTCAAGGCTATTCAGGACGATTCAGCGGCAGTCGGAGCTGAAAACGTACTTTACTCAGGAACAATCTTCGTGAACGGCATCCAGCCAATTAACGGAGCTACGGGCGACATTAAGACAATGAGCGTCACGTTCCCATGCCAATCAGTACCAACCAAGGCGACAACCG